ATATATTAGGACGTTTATCAGTATTAGTACCTGTGTCATTGGTACATACTTTGCTGGTAGGATGTCCTTGCTAAACATGCCCCTGAGAGTCCTGAGGATGCCCTGTACGGCGTTATTTATTCTTTTTAGTATCATACTATATCCCCATCAATATGCACATAATACTCATTGGTATTAGAACTAACACACTACCCACCCAACAACTCAATATATCACTTCTACAGTCTATGCCCTCAGGAGTATCTACGTAAAGATCCTTAAAGGGGTGCTTATCAACGTGGAATTCTCTCCATAAAGGGGTTATAAGGCCGATAAGGAATGCTATTGAGAGGCCACACAAGGGCCACCACGCGACGATTGGTAGTGCTATAAGGGGTGAGCATACCCCAATGAAGAGATGTACCCACATCTGTCCCCAAAGCCATGATTGCTTTCCTGAGACAGGGTTCTCTCTTCCCCAGTTACCTTTAGGGTAGATCCACCTTATAAGGCGTTCTATGTATGTTGTCATATAAGGTCCTTTAGAATGCAGTGTACTCTATTTCCCCAAAGACATAATCACTGGCACCTGAGAAATCGGCATCGGTATACCCACCAGTTGAAGCTACTTTTCCAATGTTAGCATAAGCATTTGTTTGGTATTGGGACATATCGGTAAACATATAAGTATTGGTTATTCTTGCCCTTACAGCACCATGTGATTGCATTAGGGTTCCGGTTACAGGTACGGCTGGCAAAAACAGGTGTAGTTCTTCAGTTCTATTCCCTGCTGCTGATTGATTGCTAAGAGTGACTCGGTAGTTTATTCTGCCGTTGCGTTGTAGTCTATATTCAGCAGCATAGTCGGCAAAAGCTAGGTTCGTAGTTGGCGTAGCGGTGTTATAATATTTGCCAGCTTCATTGCCGTTCTGTCCTAGTGGAAATGTCCATTCAGTAGAGAAGGTGTTTTCTAGACAATCACCTGCTGCTGGAGCAGTGAAGGTCCATATACCACCCGCTGAATCATCACAGATAGCTGATAGACCTACATCAATAAGTTTGCAGGGTTTGGAGTTAAGGGTGGTGTTATTAGTATAGGCTACAAAGAAGTTAGTTTGGGCTGGGGTAGCTGCTGCTCCTCCTCCATTACTGCCTATGCCGTCTGTTGAGGCTGGGGTTACTCTTGCTGTGGGGTCTCTTGAGATACCCATACGTACATTACCTGGAGTATTGTCGTAGTTAATAAGATATACAAAGTAAGGCATGGCATCACCCCATGCTCTAGAAGCAGTGGTTCCCATACGTCCTACGAACTCGTCAGAGCCGTTGTCATCGTCGATAGTCCATGACATACCTGATATGTCTAGTTCTATCTTTTCTCCTGGGGAGCCTTGTTTCTCCATGGTCATCTTAGAGATACCTTCAGCTGATACGGTTAAAGTACCGGCTGCTAAGGCCCAACTGAATGTTGGGGTTGGGGTAGTTGTATCGTAGTAGAAGCCTGACATGTTAATTCTCCTTGTTTGTTATTATATTTCTTGAATTTCTAGCCCTACTTTTATTGATTTGCCTGCTGTTGATGTACCTACCTCTGGTAAGGGGACATATGTGGAGAATCCTGACATAATGGGCCTTATTTATATATTGCGCTAAAACTTAAACCTACTGTGGGGTCACCGTTGCCTGTGGGTGTGGTTGCTGCTGCGTATGTTATTGCTGTTGAGAAGGACATTGGTATGTTGAAGTCTATGCTGGCTGCGCCTTGGGCTGGTATCATTACTACGTACTTTGGGACTGTGGTGCCTACTGTTACATCTCCTACTGCTAGATCAAATAGTTGTATGAATGATACTGTGGCATTGCTATTGTATACGTCTAATTTATATAAGTTTCCTGAAGATGCTTTTAACTGTTGGGCAGTGTTATCAGCATCATTATCGAATAGGGTGTCTGAACCGTAGGTTACTACTGCTGTTGCTACGGGGGTTATTCTGCATTTGTCTCCATCATCCCAATCATCCATTATTTCAGTATTGCCACTATTGGCTTGCATGGAGAATGAGATCTGTTTTAGGACTTGCATGATGCTTATTGCGGTTGTGTCCGTAGCTGAGTTTTTAGCGTCTGCCTTAGCACCTTGAGTTATGTCACCGCCATCTATGACAGTAACAGCTCTCGTTGCAGGAGATTGCTCCATTTTAGATATTTGTTTTAATAGGGAGATAACCGATACCTCTGTGGTATCTGTAGCTGTGACTGCTGCATCTGCTAATGCACCCATTGTTGCTATGGCTCCATCTAGGATAGAACCTGATACGAAAGCCCCCGCTGCTACCGCACCTGCTGCTATTGAGCCAGTTGCCAAGGCACCTGATGCAAATGCTCCTGATGCTACTTGTGCTGAAGCTAGGCTTATAGGCTGCGTAACTTGGAAAAAAGTTCCAGTAACAGCCCTAGACGCTGGGTTCTGGGCCATGTAGGAGAGTTGTTTTAGGATGCTTACAATGCTTATGGGAGTTGCGTCTGTGGTGGAGGCTTTGTTATCAGCTTTGGCACCTTGGGTTACGTCTGCTCCGTCGGCAATTGTTGATGCTGCCCCGCCTGCTGATAGGACTGCTCCTGTTTCGTCTAGTACTTGTACAGCTAGTACCATGTCTCCTACTGCTCTTGCTGTGTTGGCGGCAGATATAAGCCATCTACTGTCTGATACTCCGTCCTTACCTTCTACAGCACCTATTTGAACATCCGATATGGATAGGGCTACGTCGTCTTTTGAGTTAAAAGCCATTTTTATATCTCCTTGTTTATGTACTGTCTTGGTAGCTGTATTCTTTGGGGTTCAAAATAGGTATTAAATACCTTTTCTGCTTTCTTCTTTTCTATGTAACCTTGTCGTATGAGGTTGTTCATTATTGCTCTCCAACCTCTCCATATTATTCTTTCATTTGCTAGGTCTATACCTGTATCTTCTAGATTCTTTAATTCATGCTCTTTTAGTTCTGAGACGTCTATGCTTGCTAGGGTGTACTCAGGTACATCATCGGCTGATACTCCCATAAGGAACTTAGTATCCTCCTTATTCGTGACGTACATGCCACTGGTGGGATGTTCTACGTCCCCGAAGGGGTAAGCCCTATGGTTCGTATCTACAAATATGTCTGGGTTACATTTTCTAATGTAGTGTCTGAAGTTCATTATATGCATTGAGTTTCCTTTAGGTATTTAAGGGAGGGACCATTTTAGTGGTCCCAGCCTTAAATGTCTAACTTAACCTCCAGTCACAGCCCCACGAATCTGAATGGCAAGCTCTGGGCTTGCGCCTTCGTGGTTGCTGAAAGAGCCACCAACATAGGTACAGCCGAACTGCATCTTGTAACCACAAGTTGCAATCTGATCCAAAGGATCTGCTGTTCCTGCGCTGCCTAGCTGTTTGACCTTCATCTGAATGAAGTCGGAATCAAATGAGGTGAAGATGAATGGGTCTTTGGCTAACATCAAGGATCTATAGACAGCAATGGAACTAGTGTTGTCTACTGAACTGATGTTATTTGATTCTACGACTCTTGCTCCGTAGACTCTACCGATCTCACCTTTCATGACTTTGTCGGCCATTCCTGCTACGTACTTGTTGAGTTCGATGAAGCTTCCTGCGGATGTGTCGCTTTGGATGTCCATACTGATACCACCGTGGACTACCCAGATATAATTGCCATCATCTCTAGCGGGAGAATCTTGCATTTTGAGTACTCTTACAGCTTTAATAGCATCTTGAGCTACGAATACATCTGCTGCTGTTACGGTATTGTCTGCTGCGATTCCTGAACCGACATATTGGATGTTGGTTGTTGCGCCAGCGATTATTACGTCACGGACTATGGAATCTGCTGATTTGGCTGAATGGTAGCCAAGTCTGCTGGAGATGTCTTCTAGTACTGGATCTATTGCTGTTGCACTTAGGAAGTCTGATACTGCAATATACTTACCATACTGTTTCATGGATACTGTATATTTGTTAGTATCAATTGTGCTGGCGGTTGGGGTTACGCCTTCACTGAGTTCTGATACATCATCAGCAATGTTGCCGTACCTTAGTTTGTAGCTATCTTTACCTGTTCTACGTGGGTGAAGAAGCTTTTGTCCTAAGGGTACTAGTTTGAGTTGTTTTTCTGCACTTTCTAAGAGCAGTTTGAAGTAATAACTGTGTAAGTTATCACTTAAAGTGCTGGTTGTTTCTGCGAATCCTGCGCTAATCATATGTTACTCCTTTAATCACTGCTTAAAATTCTAAGTCGCCTTTCTCGAAGGCTGACTTCATTTGAGCAGAAGTCATTTTGGATGTGTCTAGTTTCTTTGATTTGGTTTTACCTGAAGGTGTCTCTAGTCTTGCTTTGTTCTTTTGTCTGGATACTTCTTTTCCCTTGGCTACGCCTTTGGCGTTGGCCTTTTGGGCTGCTTCTTCGGCTTTTATGCCTCTGGCTGCAAGGTGTAAGATGTCTAGGAGTCGGGGGTCGTTTTGCATTCCGTTTTCCATTATCATGTCTCCGTACTTTGTTGCTATTTGGGCCATGACTGGGTCTAGTTCTGCAAAGTCGCTGTTTGTATCGGCGATGCGAGCTTCGTAAACTCTTTTGAATTCACTAGCTCTTGCACCCTGTTTTGCTTCTCCTACTACGTTACGGATTCTTGCGTTTATTGCTGCTTCGGGGTCTTTTGATAGTTCGTCTGCGAATCTTTTAAGGCGGGCATTCTTTTCTTCTTCGGATTCACCACGTTGGGGTGGTTCGTCTATGGAAGAGCGGAGCTTTTGGATTTCTGAGCTTTGTCTGCCTGAGTGGGATTCTAGTTGTCTGTATCCTTCTAGGACATCTTCGTTGGTTTTAAACCTTCCTGGTACGACCCATTGTTCGTCATCAGTTTCCTCACTTGAGTCGTCTTGTGAGGCTGATTTAGATGTTTCCTCTTCTTCTGAGGCATCTAGGTCGGATTCCGCGTTAACTTGAGTTCCCGTATCTCCAAGATCGTTTTCAGTAGCAGAGTCCTGCTCTGGTGCGTCTTGTTCGATTGCGGCTCTAAGTTCATCTAGCGTCTTTTCCGTGTTATCACTCATCTTTTTCTCCTTGTTTATATGTCAAATTCTCTTATGTTGTTTTCGTCTTCTATTATTAGTTGTATGTCATGATGGAGTTTGTCTTTTACTGCTTTTGATGATTGGACTGTCATTATTATGCTGCTGAAGGCTCTGTAGCGTTCTTGGAGTATGTTTATCTTTGAGTGGTCTTTTTCTTTTAGGAGAGCGTCTATTATTACACTCTTTACTTTGTTTAGGTGTTCTAAGAGGACTTTCCAGCCTGCATGTTTTGTTAGGTCATCTAGGAGTTCGTAGTTTCTTGCTTCTAGGGCTAGGCTTTCTTTGGAGTTCATTGTTGTCCTCCCTCTTCACCTTGTAGTTGTTCTATTGGGATTACTTGAACTGGTTGGCCTTTATCATCTACTAGTTGTCCGTCTTCTGTTTGGACTACCATTGTTGGGCCTTCGGGGTTTACGTATTCTTCTGGTCTTGGGAAGCCTTTTAGTTCGAATGATTTTGTTAGTATCTTTCTTAGGTTTGCTATGCCTGGGTTTACTTTCTCTATTTGTCCTATTACTTGTAACATGTAGTTTAGGGAGTCTGCTTGTTCTGCTACTGTCTTTCTTATTGGGGTGGATTCAGGTATAAAATCTACATCTGCCATAAAAGCTACTGAGTCCATTGTGTTGAATGGGTTTACCTCATCTCCGGTTACTCTATACTCTAGTTGGTCCTTTTGACCAGCTCCTATGAATTGTCTGTTGTACCAAAGTAGTATTCTAGCTAGTGGTCTTATGAAGGTATATTGTAATAGTTTTGCTTTGGATGTGACACGTAGTCCAGTGCTAGAGGCAAGGTAATTGATACCCGTGGCTGTTCTACCGAAGGCAGCTCCTACGTTAGATACATCTTGTCTTGGGTTGATGATGGCTGTTGTGGTTTGGATGTCGTAGTCTATATGTCCTATTTCTTCTACGGATGCTGCGGTAGGTCCTGAGTTCTCTAACTTCTGAATTCCGTCCATATCATCTGTTAGGACTACCTTGTCTGGGCATGTGTAGAGTTCTCTTGTGTTGATGCCTGACTGTCTGTCTACTAACCACATGCTATTTAGTGATTGGTTTGTTCTGTCTAGTCTGGCATTTCTTAGGGCTGTTGATTCGGATATTAGGCCCTTAATCATGTTTAATTCGCCATATCCGTAGGCTTCGCCGTCTATTGGGTAGTCATAGGACATTACGAAAGGTTTGAATTTGTATTTAAAGGGGTTTGGGTCTTTTCTTAGGAGAATTTGATCTGAGTCTCCTGCGTAAGCCATTACTATTAGACAGGGTTCTTTGTAGCCGTTGCCTAGATCGTATCTGCCCCACCATTCTACTACGCGCCATTTTCCTTGGTTTTTGTTTTGGAGTTTGGAGGTACTGTCGTAGAGAGCTAGGGCTGCTTCTTTTGAGTGGTCATTATTTGGTCTTATGGCTGGGACTGTTTTGCTTGATAGGAGTTCTTTTTTGTAGTCTTTGCCTAGAGCTTTCTTTATTGCTGAGTGGCCTCTCCAATAGTTCTCGTTGTCTAGGAGGTCTTCTGGTTCTCTGTATACTTCGTGGGCTACCCAGGACATCTTTTGTATGTCACAGTGGGAGGTTCCTTTGGGGATTCTGAATTCAAATAGGGAGAGGTTGTAGAATCTGGGGCCATCGAACATTGGTTCTTCTTTTGTGAAGGATTTGGCTTCGCCTGTTTCTTCGTTGAATTCTAGTTCTTCGGGGTCTAGGTCTCTTTCTATTGTGTCTTCTTCCCAGATTATTTTCATTACTGAGTTACCTAGTTTTCCTAGGTTTCTGAAGTATTTACGCATTTCGGGGTAGAAGTCTCCTACTTCTAGTTGCCATTGGGTGAATTTGGATATGTCACGGGCTGATTCTACTACTTCTTCTCCTTTGGTTCTGGGGGAGTAGGCTATGTAGGGGGTTTCTCCGAACATTAGTTCTGAGAGGTTGTCTACGAAGGGTTCTATTTGTTGGAAGGCTAGGGGGAGCATTAGGTTTGCTCTGCCTCTGGGGGTGTTTCTCTTTGCTCCACCTTTTGAGTATAGGTATTCAAAGGTGTTCCATTTTCTTCTTAGGGGTCTGTAGAATTCTTCGGAGTCGTGTAAGAGGTCTATTATATACTCTTTACACTCGTTGTCAGCTTTTTTAGACTTTTTATATTGGCGGCTCATGTATATCCTTGGATATGCTTAAATGGGGAATCCTGTAGTTTCGTCATACTCTTGTTTTTCGTTGTAGCTATGTTTGGAATTGTGTTTGGCTATTCTTGTTACTAGTAGTTG